ACCCCTACAGGAACAAATGTAACAAATGTTACGCACGAAATATTTCAGTTACATTTTTGGAAAACACACCGCAAACACCCCTAGAATCGTGAAGGGGTTGCGAACGTATGCAAAATTGGGCGGAAGTTGTACAGCTATATATATACCGCGCGGGGTCGGTCGCTGTTCGCGATTGTAGCGACACGTAAAGACACCCCTAAATTGATATAAAGTATATGTGCTATGACGTATCTTTGTTAGTGTCGTTGTCCACGTTGCGAAAATTTGCGTCTATCGTGCCGGGATCGTGTCGCGCAGTCGTTAGCGCGTCGAGTAGTGTACCTGTATCGATTGATTGTAAATGATCGTGCTGTATTCCGCCCGTAACGTTTAAAGACTTCTGATCTATTAATAGGCCGGTTATTTTACCTAAACTATCAAGGCACGACTTAGCTACGTTTAATTGTTTTTCTTGCTTCGATAACGTTAAAACACTTAGATATTGATTGATTAGGAAGTCGCGCGTGATCCGTTCCTTTTTCACTTCGCTAGTCGCGATATCCGTATATTTGTTCGACAAATACGCCTGTACCTTAACGTTTCTTAACAACCTAGAAGCCGAACTGTTAACAGTATTCTCCGCGTGATCCCTACCGTATGCGATCCTATAAGATTCTGATGCGTTCCTGGTGTCAATGTATGCATCGGCGAATTTTTTTTGTTTATCCGACAATTTCAAGGCCGGCACGTTCGTATTATTTTGTTTATTCATACTTTAATGTTAAATAAACTAATTATTATTAATAACTTATGTATTGACAACATAAGAATACATAAGCTATTATAGCTATAAATAAGTTAATAAGGATATTAAATATGAATATAAATAATACAAATATAAAACATATAATCCGCAAGGACGCATTCGGCGAACGTGTCGATATGACTGAAGAATACGGAATTTATGATCTTGCCGACGATGGGCGATGGGAATTAATTAAAAACGTTAAGCAAGGCGATGTTATAAGACTGAAGCCGGAAGCCACAAAGACTTATATCCGTGAACATTACATCCGTGAGGATGCGTACAACCGTTATTGCTGTACTGATTGGGACGGCGGAACAGATAAGTATTTAAAACCTAATACTAAAGTATGGATTGATTTTATATTTTAAATCAATAAATAAATAACGAACGCGGGACGGACTGCAATCCGTTCCACGTTCTAATCAAATTAAATAGAGAGGCTATTTAAAATGACTAATGAAAATATAACATATCCAAAATTGAAATTTAGCAAGGACGCGAACGCGAAACTTGAAGGAATTAAGGCATGGCTACCAATTAACAAGCCAAAAATCTACTCTCTATCTTTATTGTCCGGGTTTACTTGTCCCGGTGCTAAGGATTGCCAAGCTTGGGCGATTAAAGATAAGACAACCGGCAAAACTAGAATACAACAAGGTAAGCATGCAATATTCCGATGTTTTAGCGCTTCACAAGAAGTAATGTATCCGACCGTGTACGAGCAAAGAAAATACAACACGGATCTATTACTCAAAAAAAGTTTAGAACAGATCACACAAATATTAATGAATTCAATTCCACACGATGCGGATATAATCCGTATTCATGTTGGCGGTGACTTTTTCAGTCGTGACTATATGGAAGCATTCTACGATGTTGCAAGATTTTACAAAAATATTAAATTCTACGCATACACTAAAAGTGTTGACTGGATGCAGGAATTAGAATATATGCGCCCGGACAATTTTTCAATGAATGCTAGCTACGGAAGTCGTAAAGATTCAATTATTGATGAATTCAACCTAAAGAGCGCCGTAGTAGTAAATCATCCAAGTGATACAGATTTGCCAATTGATCACGATGAATACTACGCGATTAATAACGCGGGATCTTTCGCTTTATTGCTACACGGTACACAACCTAAAGATTCAGAAGCTTCGAAAGCATTAAAACGAATGCGCAAGGAAGGTATCAAATTTGCATACAGCAATAACAAGCCCGGTGTAGCACGGTACGCGCCTAAAAAATACGAAGCCGTAAAAGTCGAGATAGCGTAATGATAGCTAAATATAACGGATATTGCCAATACCAGGATTTAACCAATTGTGGCGGAATACATAAAGGTGATGAAATTATTCACGCCGGCAAAAAAAATTCATTTCATTATGTATGTAGAACTCAACCGTTAAACGATTCTGAAATATATGAATTAATGCACGAACATGCATACCAAAAACAAATAGAAAGTCAATTAAGACTAGGAGCGTAAAAAATGCAAACTTCAGATAAGCACCAATTAAAAATATTGATTGATACGGTACGGAATCCCGACAAGTGGCTATTAGGTGGGCCGAACCAGTCAGAAGCAGAACAGATATTAAAAACTAAATTCAATTATTCAGATAAAAAAATAGAAGCGTTAAGGGGAGCGTGAACTAAATGACTGAAATTTATATATATGAGTAGCTAGGCAAAAACCTAGCATCCTTGAGTAGCTAGGCAAAAATAAGGGGAGAAATTATGGATAAAGTAGGTTATAGGTGGATTATTACCAAGGATAGGATTAGCGATCCTGACGAAAAAAATTATGTAGGGACACAAGGCCCGCATAATTGTGATGAATCTTTAAAGGATAATCCACAACATTTTAGTCTTTATGACGGCGACAATATTTGCTACGCCGAAGGCATGATGTATTCAACTGATGAAGAACACAATTATGCCGATGCACTATTTGCCCCACTTGACAATTTTGGTAGACCTAATTGGGGATGTGCATACATAAAAGTTGATGGCGAAATTGTATAAGTACCTAGCATCCTTGAGTAGCTAGGCAAAAAAAATAAGTTTTACCTGGGGGGTAAAAATATGGACAAAGAATATATAGAACGTGAGAGAGCATTTAATGCAAATCTCGAACTGTTTAAAAACGGTGTTAGAGATGCTTTAGAGGGAACGGCTTGTTTTATAGATGATCAAACGTCATTTTATCACTATAAGCAAGGCTACGACTTTGGAATAACTTTAAGAAAAAATCTGGAGGTAAATTAGATGAGTGATTTTTTTACGCAAAAGCAGACCGAAAAATTAAAGGAAAACGGATGGGAAATTATCGCCAAAGATGAGACTAAACTACGATGGTTTGGATCTGATTGGAGTGCAGGTTGGATGCATAAAGTTACCGATCTGTTAGGTGTACATCCAGAGGGTGCAGGTATGGACTTTTTAGTTGTTGCCACACGAGTTATTCATGAAGGAGAAGATTAAATGAGTGATTTACAGGATAAAATTACGAGATATTGGAATCTCTACGAAGTAAGCAAAACGAGCCGAGCAAAGGCCGATGAATTAAAGTTTGAGATACTCCAAGATATGGAGCGTGAAGGCGCAACGGCTGTTCCACATCCAGACCTAGAGGTACAACTCAAACCAGGTCGACCAAAGGCATTAGATGACGTTCTGCGCCCCCTATTAGAGACGGAACACGCCGATGAACTGATAGATAGCGGAGCGTATACGCCACCGAAACAAGTAATGACAGATCCAAAATGGAACTTTGCAAAACTAAACTTGTTTAAAAAATACGGCGATGCCATAGCGGAAATTATCGATCGTGGTACTCTAAGAGAGTCGCCAATAATACAAATCAAAGAAAAAAAATAATGGATAACGACTTAAGTATTTACTCATCGGCTTTTAAAATGGATGACAATGAGAGAATAAATCTTTTAGCACGTTGTGTTTTGGAATGGTATTTTATAGAAACAAGAAACGCTGAAGATGTTTCAGAACCTTTGCCAGAACATCCCGAACTTCGCAAAGAATTATTAGATTATCAAATTTCTAATTTGCAGAAATGGGCCGAAAAAGATTTAAATAAGTTACAAGAAAATATTACAGATTTTTACGAAACTTTAGGGGAACAACTCGACCCTGACAGCGACTTGTCAATATTGACACCAAGTGAAATTCCAAGATTTTTAACAAACTTAGTACGTGATTTGAAATTTAAAGAAAAGGACTACTGGACTAACAATGGATGACGAAACAAAACAAATATTTATAGATAACGTATGTCCGATCTGTAATGAATCGTTTGACGAAAAGAATATTAAATTTCATTACGAAGATAAGAACGTTAAGATCCGAA